AGATTTGAGTTGATGTATAATTATATCACATCCTATCTTAGGATGTGAACTTCCACATGTGTAGATATCACATGCTGCTTTACCTTCCTCTGGCCAAGTATGAATACTAATGTGACTTTCAGAAAGTAAAGAAACCACAGTTACTCCCTGTGGTTCAAATTTTTTTGAGATTGATTGGATAACTGTTGCACCACTACTTTCTGCAGCAATTTCTAAAAGATCCTGCAGAAATAATAAGTTGTCTAATAAATCAAATGGACAACCATATAGATTAAGTAGATAGTGCTTTCCCATCAGAGTAGTTTAACAGAAGAAGTTCCTTTCGATCTTTTTGGTCCATAAGATAATCTCCAGTAGATCGCATAGTATATGTATGCTCAAATTCAACTGTAGACCATTTAGAAAATCGATCTTTCACTAACTGTGATGAGTTGTAACTGATCATCATATCAAATGAACTATTATCACAATCAGCAGCAAACTGGTCGTGATCAAATCCTTTGTGCATTGATCCTCTGTTCCCATAGAGATTATCCTTAATGTCATAAGGGGGATCAAGATATACAAAAGCATTATCTCCACTATAAAAAGAAATCAGATCATTATAATGGTAGTTAGTAATTGTCCAGTTTTCAATTATCTTAGAGTACTCTGGCAATTTTTCAATGCTTCGCATAGAGAAATTGTTTTCTGAAGCTTGAGGGGAGAATGATGAGTTTTCGGTGAGACCAGAAAAGGAACACTTATTGACAATATAATAAGAAATGGCACGGTGTAAATCATCGGTTCTTTTAGGAACTGCGCTAAGGTATTCTTTACTTTCCAAAAAGAGAACCTTGGCTCGATCAGGATCATCGTACCTTTGTTTGAGACCTTTGAGATATCTCGCAATTTCATCACCATTATCCCTTAGTTGTTTCCAAAAATTGATAAGTGGTTCATAAAGATCGTTCACCCAGATATTGAGATTTGGATATTGTTGTGTTACATATAGTGCTACAGATCCTCCCCCAAGAAAAGGTTCACGATATTCATGATAGTTAGAAAGATCTGGGAAGAACTGACTTATTTTTGAGATTGCTCTACTCTTACCGCCAGGATATCTTAAAGCAGTTTTTAGTTGTTTTGATTTAATTTTCATTCAATTTTTCCATAATAAATTTATATTTTTCTTGGCGTCTTTTGCCAAGATAGGGTTTCATTAGATTTGTCCACCTAATTGCTGCTTCTCCTTGAAGACTAATATGATAACATGGTTTTTGTCCTGCTGCTTTATGAACTGGACCACCATCACTCCAAGTAATTTTTCTACCATCCATTATAGTAGAAACTCGTTCCATAACATCATGATCAGTCATAGACATTTTCATAACAATATAGTCTTTCTCGGTATAAGTTTTTCCGTTAGAAAAGGTTCTTGTTCTTCCTTTTTTGTAAGACCAAGAACCTTCACCTTCCCATATACCAGTTAACCAAGCAAGTTCTATTTCTGTAGGTTTTCTATGCTCATAGATTGTTCCCTTAGCCATAAACTTTAATAACTCCATTTCTATTTAGAAGTGGAGTTATTTCTATAATCAGGTGGATGATACTTCAAAAATTCACGAAAAGTCATTTTCATTTCCTTCTGTGTCATGCCACAATGTTCAGCAGCAGAAGGTAAGGTCATTTTAGAGCGAAACAATCCAAAATTTGCTTCTCTAACATTTTCAGGAGTTGTCTTCTTTTGATCCATAACTCAAAAAAAAGTTAGTTGAAAAACTAATTCGTTCAACATCACTATTAAAAGGATAGACATAATGAATTAACCATGCAGGAAACATATAGATGTCGCCTTCTTCTGGAGCAACAGGACCAAACCTATGGTTGTTGTGTGGAGCCCATTGACCGTACTGCCATTCAATCATACCTCCAGTTGGATTTCTTCCACGTTGAGAAGGATGCTTCCATTCATCTTTCAATGCTTCTGGAACTTGTGCGTAGATAACACAAGAGAAGTCGCCTGCATGAATATGTGGTGGGTTCCATTCGCCTTTACGTTGAACATTTACCCAAGGACGATCCAGTTGAATATCCTTTAGTTCTTGATCTTCAGGTGGAGTGTACATTCCAACCTTACTCATTTGGATCAAATAATCGCCAAGATATTCTTGAAGTTCATTGATGCTTTCTACATCCATATGAAATGCAACTTCCCGATCAATATTGCCAGCGAGCAAATGATTGTTTTCAATTTCGGAGTTTGCTGCTGCGTCAAGAATTACTTGACGAAGACTTTCAGAAATCTTACTCTTATATAATACTGGTCCAAAAGGACGCAAAATCATTCCAGGTTCAATAGTCATTTGAATTCACAGTTACACATAATTTCAGTTAGTGCTGCCAGAAGATTGATTTCTTGATCAGCAACAAATGCAGTTTGATATTGATACTTAGCAATGATCAAAACTGCTTCAGGAATAGAATTTGGTTTGAGTGTATCATAGATACAATCATAAATGTTGCGAAGGATAGTATTAGGATCGTTATCTAAATTCTGCACAATCCACTTACGAACATTTGCAAACTCTTTCTTTGCAAGATATCCAACCAATTCCTTTGTGTTTACATTGGATAAAAGACTGAGAATACCAGTATCGATTGATCCTCCAGCAGAATAGCGTTGGCATTCATTTAGAATACGACGCCAATCAGGAAAGTGTTGGTTGATTATTTCAACAAGAACTTTCGGATCATGTTTGACATTCTCTGTCTCAAGAATAATCCCGAGACGCTTGAAGAATTGTGCTGCGATTGCTGGTTTCTGTTTACCATTGATGGTAAAATCGACGACTGCACATCTTGAATGCAATGGTTCGATGATTTTGTTTTTGTAGTTACAGGTGAAGATGAAGCGGCAGTTGTTATAAAATGCCTCAATATTTGCCCGTAAGAGGAGTTGTACGTCGTGGGTCGTGTTGTCAGCTTCATCAATAATGATGACTTTGTGTTTTGCGTCCATTGCTGAAAGTGATACGGTCGAAGCAAAGTTCTTTGCTTGGTTTCTAACAGTATCCAAAAATCGACCTTCATCTGATCCATTAATTATATAAAAATTAGATTTTAGTTCGTGACATAATGCTTTTGCAACAGTGGTTTTACCAATACCAGGAGGACCTGCAAGAAGAAGATTTGGAATTTCTCCTTTACTCACAAAGTTTTTCAAAGTAGATTTAATTGAATCTGGGAGAATACAATCATCAATTTTTTTAGGTCGATACTTTTCTACCCAAAGAAAGTCATCACGATCCATAAACACTGTCTGGTTCAAGTGCAATAAAGTAAGTAAGATTATACCGTTCGCTATAAAATCTAGAAAGTTTCTTTTCCGAGATTACTACTTCGTAACTACCAGGAATTAATTTGATATTTTCAATTTTAAAATTAAATGAAAATTCAGTATCAGTCTCTCCAACAACAATAGAATATTCGTTAGAAGTGTCGTTTTTACGATCACTAACAACCAATTTAATTACACCTGCTTCACCAACAGCGGCAAGATCAGGAAGACCCAAAATAGAAGAAGATTTCAAAATTTTCTGAAGTTGATCTTCCTGCAGAATAAAACAAACTTCCTGAGACGGAAGTTTCATTTCACGATCTGGTGGTGCAATAATTACACTAGAATCTGAAAAGAAATACTTAGAACGATTTGCTTTTCCTTCTTTGATGCTTGCATAACGTTCTTCACTGGACACATCAATATCAGGATCTTTATAAAGACCTATTGTGTTTAAAAACTGTGGAAGATCGTAGATTGCAAAATCTTTTGGAATGTATTCTTCGATTTCCGCTTCTGCAAATACATTTTGCATTGGAGAAATTGTACGAAGTTTTTTACCCTCTTTAAAGAAGAGTGACTGATTGATTGAGGTAAAGTTTTGAAGAATTTTAATCGTTTTATCGGAAAATTTCATCGTTCATTATAATTTTGTGTTTGTTCGCCATTAAATCCAGCAAAGTGATAAAGAAGAATGCCGTAATGAATAATCTTCAATGCATCAAGTTTAGACATCCCATTTTTTTTACCAAAACGAGAAGAATACTTGATCAAATTATCTCGACAAAAAGGAACGCCATCACCAATAGCGTCGATAATATCAAGAACCTGTACTTTTGAATTCTCTGAAGCATAATGAGAATTGTAAGTACTCTTGATATAATCTTCAACTGCTTTTAGGGTTTTGTTTTCTCCAAACTTCCAAAAGTTATTATCGGACATTTTTAAATCAAAAGTAATTGTATCGGAAGAATTATTACCAAAATATTGATATGAACCTGGTTGACCTGCAAAATTATATTTTGCTGTATCACCAAAGAAAATAGTATCTGAAGATGAGTATGGATTTCCTGTTATACTAATACCATCTTCTTCCCAATAACTCTGCGTCATCTCTTTTCATAATAAAGTTCAATAAGATTATAGCACAAAAAAGGGGGATTGAAAATCCCCCCTCCTCGATTTACATTTGAAATTTATGCTTCACCAAATTCCTGGAATAATTTGTCCTGTTAGTGCATAAGCACCAAGTGCTGCGATTACACCTAGCATTGCAAGACGACCATTTAGTTTTTCTGCTTTCTCATTATGAGTTTCGTATATACCGTTATCCATTTGTTCTTTTACTCCTTTATCAATGTACATAGTTGGTTCTTTAGCCCACATATTTTGTTGGCCAAATTCATTGGATGTTACAGTCATAGAAGATTTGTAACGAATTACAACAGAATTATATAGGAAAAATAAAAATTTGTCAAGGGTGTCTCCATAAAAAAGGGGATCGTTAGATCCCCCTCAAAACTATCAAAACTTGATGCCTAGACCAGTCGTAAAGACTGGTGAATAGGTTCCGCTTGTAGCACCGTAGATGTTAGCAGCATTAGTGGTTGGAAACTTGAGATCTGCAAATCCAATTAGTGAACTGGTAAGACGACCTTCAACACCAACAGCAAACACAAACTGACCGCGATTACCGACAGCAGATTGGAAGTTTGCCTGAGCATTGTTTACGAAAGGAATTTGATAACCAACACCCGCGTAAACGTTAGCACGGCTTACACCAGACTGGGCACGAGAAACGCTCCAGTCATAAGAAACCATAGCACCACCAGCACTGCCGATGTTACCAGCGGGACCAGCAACAGCACTTAGATATGGACGAACTGAAACTGCATTCAGATTGCTAAAATTCTTCACAGCATAACGTGCTTGAAGGGTAGCACCAGAAACAGTTTTTTGAGCACTGAAACCGTTACCAGCAATGCCTTGTTGGTTGAGAAGAACACCAAGACCAATATAGTTACCAACACCTTGTGCTTTCTGAGCAGCAGCAGTTTCAAGGGCAGTTACGCGAACATTAGTTGCACTGATCTCTTTAGCAAACTCAGCACGAAGAGCAGCAGCAAGTTGAGCATCAGCAGCAGTCTGAAACTCATTAATGCGATCGAGACATGCGTTTGTTAGTGCAGCAAGTTGAGCACGGGTAGCAGATTGACCTGGTTGGAAAGTTCCACTAGGAAAACCAGCAACACAACCGTAGCGATCAACGAGATTTGAAATAGCCTGATATGACCACTCCGTAGGCTGAACATCACGCAATTGTGAAACATTAGTGACTTGAGCCATGGCAGGTGCTGTCATCATAGGTAGAACAGCAGCAAGAGCAAATACTTTTTTCATAGGTATGAGTTGTTACAAAAAAATTATACAGATTTTATTTATATTTGTCAAGTCTTCAATTGACTGAATCCCTTGACCTTGTGAAATTCTAGCACATTTTCAAACTTTTCGTGCAATTCATTTTTATGGGAAATGATGAAAATATTAGCCTCTTTAACAACAAAACGAATAATTTTTAAAAACTCTTCCGTCCCAAATCCATCGAGAGAACTGTCAAATACTTCGTCCATGATAAGAAGATTTGTTGAAATGCTATTTTTTAGTCTTGCAATTTCTCGCCAAGTAAACAGTAGTGACAAATCAATTCTCATCTTTTCTCCTTCTGAGAAAGAAGGATAAGAAAAGTTTTCGTGGATTGGAGTTTGAATTTTTTCATTGAACTCCTCATCTAAAGTGAAATTGATAAAGAAGTCCATCATTTGCAAGTACTTATTGACTTGCTGATTGATAAGTGGCAAATACTTTTTGATGATACTACTCTTTACACCATCATCTTTTAGTAGAACATTTGCTTGAAGATAATAATTGTAATCTTCTTTTAGTTGTTCTAAATCTGAAAGTATTTGTCTTAGTCTTAATTTATAATCGCTCAGTTTTTCGTGCTCAATATTTCTATTTTTAAGTCTAGTGGTAATTGTTTGAATTTCTTTTTCAAGAGTTGACTTTGATTTGTTTGAGTTAGAAATACGAATGTTGATCTGAGAAATTTCATTTTGTAGTTTTGTAATCTCCCTTTGAAGTCCAAAGAACACCTTCTCTCGTTCTTCTTCCTTTTTAATAGTATCTTCAATTTCTTGAAGATTACTTTCATAAGAATTTAAGACTTGCTGGAGCTCTTCAATTTTATTTACACGAAACGTTTCTTCAATTGTTTGTGTGCATGTTGGGCAAACCGAATTCTTTTTAAAGACTTCCAGTTCTTCATTGGAGGTTTGTTTTTTATTTCCAATCTTACCTTTAAAAGTTCCTAATTTACGAAGAGTATCAGAAGCATCCGAATAATTTTCTATTTCTTGTTGCTTACTTTCAACTTCCTGTAAAAGATTGGAGACACTTTGATTATACTTAATAACTTCTTCTTCACACTCAGCAATTTGTGTTTGTTTATCTTTGATATCATTTTGTCCAGTCTCTTCAATTTGTTTAATGAAGTTTTGTTGCATTACAATTTTATCAGCAATGCTTTCTTTTTTTAACTCTAATGTCTTGACTGTTTCTTTAGCATCTTTAATTTTATTTTTCAAAATCTCTGACATAGAAGAAAATACTTTGATATCAAGCAAATCTTCAATCACTTCTCGCCTATGAGCAGCAGGAAGTTGCATGAAAGGAATAAATGTTGCACTGCCAAGAATTACAATTTGAGTAAAAGATTTATAATTTAGTTTAAGTATACTCTGCTCCAACATTTTTTGTTGGTCTTGTGCAGAAGCATCCTCATTTAATTTTTTACCATTTTGATAAATTTCAAAAATAGCAGGTTTAACACCACGAATAACTTTATATTCATTCCTATTCACATTAAACTCAATTTCTACTACACAATCTTTTTCATTTGTAGAATTAATAATTTGATTTTTATTAATTTTTCTAAATGGTTTGTTGAATAAAGAAAAACACAAAGCATCGAGAATAGTCGATTTTCCCGCACCGTTCTGACCAACAATCAGAGTGTTAGTATTTTGATTTAGCTTGATCTTTGTAAATTGGTTTCCTGATGATAGAAAATTTTTATAACGAATTTCTTTAAACTCAATCATTATCTCGTGGTGGAATTACAATATCGTCTTCAGTAATTATAGTATATTTTGCTCCAGCTTTTTCACATGCCCCTATTGCAATAGCATCATTAATTTGAATAACCTCCATTTCAGGACATCCATCCTCTTCCATTAACAACGCATATCTTATTGCATCATCTTTTTCTTCAAATAAAAACACAACCCTTTCTCCGTAGTCATCTTTTACTGCATATGCACCTTCATCAGACTTACCTTTTATTGTAATGATATACATTACACAACCTCACACACTTCCTGATAGATATTTTTGATTAGATTTTTGATCTTAGATTTATTTAGATCTGTCTCCAAATCATCAACATACTTATCAAGAAGTGTCATGGTATCTTCTGTTTGATTGACAATATCATCATCAAATAAAACATTGTCAATCTTTTCTACAATTTTTACATCATAAGGATTGATTTTCATCAAAGCATCTAAGAAACGATCATATTCCTTTTCATTACTTTTTTGTTTGACAACTAATTTTACAATTTTATCTGTATAATCTGTAAACTTAAATAATTGTCTTGGAGTATCATCATAATAAATTATTTCATAAAGTGAAAATGGATTATCTACTGCTTCTAATTCATAGGTTTCGGTATCAAAGATATGGAAACCACGCTTATCGTTTACATCGTTCCAGAACATTTGATAAGGATTGCCAAGATAAAAGATCCTACCGTTATCAGAACGAGTATGATAATGCCCAGAAAATACTCGATCAAACTTTTCATACGGAAGAATATCTGCCCCATCTTCCATAGTGTAACCGTAATGTGCATAGAACCCATTTAGTTCTAAGTGCCCCATAACAACCTTTGCTTTGGTGTTATTGATTTTGTTGTAAGTAAACTCAGTGTTATCACTGTTTACCCAGGGAACAAATAAAATTTCCAAACCACCAACTCTAAGTTCAGATGGATCAACAATAACGTTAATATTATTATACTCTCGTAGGAGTAAATCAATTGTATTGATTTCGTTGGTATTTTTATAAAATGCCGTGTGATTACCAACAATAGAAATTAGTTCAATCCCCATGTCTTGAAGACGGTCAAAGTAATTTTTCTTTGCCCAATTCAAGGACCAAAAATCAATGTTCTTACGGCTATCAAAAGTGTCGCCCATGTCGATAACAGTTGTAATATCACGTCTCTTTAGTTCTGGAAAAAAAATTTCATTATAGAACCGTAGAAAAAAATCATGATATAGTTTAGATCCTTTTTTGAACCCAAAGTGTTGATCTGTAATAATTGCGACTTTCATCGGTTAAAGCGGTACTGAACTGTATCTTTAATTTGGTTATACCCAGAAGTATCACCATTTTCGTCTGCGACGAAAACTTCGTCATATCCAGATCTTTCAATAATCTTTTGTCTGAGCTCTAATTGCTTCTTCTCTTTTTGAATACGGCGAAGAAAGGCGTAATGAATAATTTGAGTAAAGTATGCAAAAGGGTTGCTAGATTTTTCTGGATTGAAGTTATCAATATATTGTACAAAATTTTCAATACCATCACAAATCATGTCATCTTTAAACATATAGTTGACAAAATTTGGTTTGTATGACAAATGTGTAGCAATCTTCAAAAAACATTCTCCAAGGTAGTTTGTAATCCTTGGTTTTGGTTTTCCTAACTGTTCAGCATCTCTGATTGACTGCTTGTATGCAACAATAGCAGTGAGAAATTCCTTGTTGTTTACATAGTGTTCTGATCTTTTTCGTGTCATTATTATTACAAATCATTCATCAATTATAGCATATCTTGACAAGATGTTCAAATATGTGTAGAATAACTCTGTCAGGGTTGAAAGTAATATAGCTTAGTTACTTTTAGCTTTATAAAGCTTCTCTAGAAGAGCTCTAGCATCATCTACCGAAGAAATATATCCCATCTCTTTACTGATATCTGGATGAGATTGTTTGAAACCAACTGAGATAATGTGTTTATAAGTTTCAATAATGTCACTATCTTTGACTTCACTGATTGTGATAATTCTTGAAGTTTCTAATAAAAAACAATTTTCATCCGTCAATTTCATCCATGGTTCAAATTTATACCCAACGGGTATATTCGTTCCAGGGGAACGAATTTCTTTACATATAACTGGATTATCCATAATA